CAACCGCAGTACCAGTGGGCGCGGTCGTTGCGTTGGCCGTAATCGTTGATCCGGACTTTGACCACGTTGCGCTGCCCCAATCTTCAGACTGCAAGCACAAATTCGTCCTCGACTCCTCAACCAAGAAGCCCTGAGCCGCCAGCGTGGAGGGGTTGTAGTCGAGGCGTGGCGTGTTGATGGCTGCGCTGGTCAGCACACCAGCCGAGTTGAAGAACGTGGCCGTGCTGGCGCGGGTGAAGGTGATACGCGGGTCAAGCAGGCTGCTATTGATGAAGTCAAACCGCAGCGTCGGACGAAGCGTGGGGAAGTTTTGTGAAAGACTCATTTTTGCTCCTTATTATTTCGTCAGATTTTGCAATTGTGCGTTAGGTAGACGCACGGGGTAGTAGGTGATGCGGCGGAGGTAGCCGTTGAGATAACTGCCTCCATTTTCACCGCCAAGCCTCATTAGAGTCACTGTGGGAAGTGTTGCAGTTGTGGCTGTCAAGATGTTCCCGCCGTTAAATGCAGAGGCAATGTCATTCACTTTATATGCTGCGGCGTGCTTGAACGGCGTTCCAACAGTAACTGTGTTGCCTGTATTTAAAGACCATTGTGTTACGCCACCGTCAATACCTACATACTGTACTGTTGAGCCATTACGTCTAACAAACATGCGCTCATTGTCTGTGGTGTCGTCAATCCTCCATGCCGCTTGCTGCGTAGTTGCAAAAGCGTTTAGCACGCATTCTGCGTATACGGTTCCCTCAGCCGCGTTATACCAAGGGCTCAGCGTATTCACTGAAGCCACATCGGCAGAGCGCGTGAGGGCTGTGGTCGTGGTGGGGATGACGCTCGTTGCGAAGGCACCTTGCTCTAGCTGGGGCAGGCCGATACGCAGGGTGAAATCAATTGCAGTAGAAATTGGCGCTGTTAATGAAAGTGCAGGTTGAACGAAAGTTGTCAGCGCATTTGTCAATGTTCTTGTGAGTGCGTATCTTTGAGAGTTTAGCGCGGCGGATGTAGGAACAGTCGGCGTATTGCTGTTAGCCAAAATTGATGTTCCGTCTGTCTCGGAAATTCTTACGTTTACTGTGGTAGATGCTGGAAACGATCCGCCTTGCAATTTTAGATAAATAGAATGCGTCCAAGTTTGCCCAGAAGCGGCTGTAATTTGGTTTGATGGTTCTGGTGAAATTATTGAACTGTTTGATAAAGCAACAGTAGTTGTGCCTGCGTAATTAACATCAATATAACTAATGCCGTTTTCAGTACCTACGCCAACAATGGTTCGAGCCAAACCCGATATGGTTGCTCCCCCGCTCCAATTCGTCGGCAATGTCCCCGGCGTCCCAGCCACCGCTCCAACCATCGTGTTGTTGCGGATGGAATTGGTCCTCGCCTCCTCAATCAGCAGCCCCTGAGCCGCCAGCGTGGAGGGGTTGTAATCAAAACGTGGAGCATCCGTTGCAGCGCTCTGTAGCGTCCCAGAAGCATCGAAGTACGTCGCCGTGCTAGCTCTGGTGAAGGTGATGCGTGGATCAAGCACTCCGCTGTTAGCGAAGTCCAGCATCAGGCTCGGGCCTGTGGTGGGATAGTTCAGGGAAAGACTCATGTTGTACTCCTATCAGGCAGTAACGGCCTTGATAACGGCGAAATTAAATACAGGCTGCTCTGTCGTTGTCCCGCCCGTTGTGGCGAAGGTGATGCGGAAGCTGCCAGCAGCAACAGCAGTGACATGGATCATGTACAGATCTGTACCAGACTTCTGATTCACGATGATGGTGTCTGTTGCCGCCACTCGGGGATTCGTCACCGTGAACGACTGCCATGTAGTTGTACCCGCAGCGCTGACCAGCGTGATGGCACCGCTAGCTCTGTCCATACTTACACCTTGAGTGCGAGAGGTGGTTTGAGTAATTGCCCCGCCCGCCCCCGTTCCATAACCTAACGTCCCATTAGCGGCAGTGACAAGTACGCCACCAGCAGCATCAATCCGCAGTTTTTCAACAGGAGCAGAACCGTTACCTGTTCCAAACGAAATATAAGTGGACGCACCTCCAGCAGACTCAATGTACGCATATCTGTTGTCACCAATATCATATGCACCAGTGATAAACGCTATCTGAGATATTGGTGTGCCCGTGGCATTACGGTTCTGGATGATGGTTCTTGTTGTCCCATCCTGATCTTGGCGGACATGCAGTCTTGCAGCCACCGTACCAGCGCCAATGCCTGTATTACCAGCAAAATAGTTGTCCGCTGTGCCGTTAGCGTAGAAGTTCCACCGTCCTGTGCCGGAAGCGATGTTGCTATAGAAGCCGTAGTTGTTGGTGGCTCCGATTAGATTCGCGGTAGCTCGAAATCCATGCTGGGAAGTAACTGCTGAACCGGCACCGAAAGTATTTTGACTAGCCTCGAAATGGGTAAGATCGGCGAGTGTAAAAGCCGCAGCTTGCGTCGTCGGGAACGTCGCAAACATTCTCGCAATGTTTGTTACGTCGCTAGCAATTGTCGAGTCGGTGTAGAAATTAAACGCGTTCGTACTTCCAGAAACAGCTTTTGGCAAGTAGATATTTCTCCCCGCCACCACAGCCCCACCAATCCCAATATTCTGATTACTATCAATCCGCATCGCCTCAGTAGGCGAAGAAGCTCCGTCTCGGGTGGTGCTGAACACCAACCGTCCCGGCATGTCGTTGGTGCCGGGTGTGCCGTCTACTGCGGCGGTAAATTGAGCCCCAATGACTGGCAATCCGCCAGAACCATCGTTTCCTTTAAAATAAATGGTGCCAAGGTTGTCGTTAACCTGCACAATAGCTGCTGATGCTATTGATGCCCCACGAGACTTCACAAAACTTAACGTAGGGGGATTACTATTATCCTGAACTCTTGCAAATATCACATTAGCTGCGCCACCATCTCCAACCACATTGAACTTGTCGCCACTAAAGTTTGCATTTACAGAGTACCCAATAACGGTATTACCACTCGCATCCACTACAAACGGCGTAGCATCAGGATTGGCAGAGTCCTCAACAAGCAACGCATTGCCACTACCCGTCTGAGTAATCCGCAAAGCGTTGCTGGAGCTATTGACGCTGATGACGTTGGGGCTGGCGTTGGTGTTGTAGTTCGTGGCCGTGGTGAACGCCATCGAGCCCAGATACTGGTTCAACGGAACTTTGTCCGGTGCAGTACCAATATCAAATTGGGTGACAACAGGACTTGTTCCTTCGGTGATGGTTGTTGCCGACAGAGTCGTGGCAGACAGGGTTGTTGCATCGAGATTTACAGCAACAAAATCTTCGGCGTCTTGGAAAGCTGCTGTACCCAAATACTGGTTCAAAGGAATGTCATTAGGCGCTGTCCCAATATCAAACTCAGACGCCAAAGCATAATTAACGCTAGAGATTCGCTCCTTAACTTGGCCGGTGCCCTTGGCGCTGAACACCAAGTCGATATTGCTGTCAGAGCCCGACGATGTGAACGTAGGAGCATTCCCCGTTGCAGCATTCGCCAACGTCACTTCATTGACCGCCGAAGCCGTGGCAGTGAACAGGAACAACTCGTTCCCGTTGGTGTCGTTGATGCCCGTGACGATACGCGGAGATGTGAAGGTGTTAGTGCCTGTGAACGTCTGTCCTGCGTCTGTACGAGCAATGGTGGCGCTCGTGGTCGGGAACGTCATCGTGGTGGCGTCTGTGCCGGACAACGTCAGGCTGTTGTTGATCGTCAAGGTCTTGCTGGCAGCACCAAAATTCAGCGTGCCTGCGTTTCCATTGATCGTCAGCGTCCGTGTGGAGTTGTTAACCCCGGTTCCTCCGTTGGCAGCAGCCAACACACCTGTCACGCCCGTAGTCAGCGGAAGCCCTGTTGCATTGGTCAGCGTGACCGCCGAAGGCGTTCCAAGATTGGGCGTAGTCAGCGTCGGTGACGTTGCAAAGACAAGAGCGCCTGAACCTGTCTCATCTGTCACTGCAGAAGCGAGATTGGCAGACGAAGGCGTGGCAAGAAAGGTGGCAACGTTTGCACCCAATCCAGAGATGCCTGTTGAAACTGGCAAGCCTGTGGCATTTGTCAACGTGACAGCAGAAGGAGTGCCAAGATTGGGAGTGGTTAGCGCAGGGCTGGTTGCAAAAACAAGAGCACCAGAGCCTGTTTCACCAGTTACAGCCGCTGCCAAATTAGCAGAGCTAGGCGTAGCAAGGAACGTGGCAACACCTGTACCAAGCCCTGAGATGCCTGTACTAACAGGCAAGCCAGTTGCGTTTGTCAGAGTCGCTGCTGACGGCGTCCCAAGATTTGGTGTAGTCAGAGACGGACTATTTGCAAAAACCAAAGCCCCTGAACCTGTTTCGTCTGTAACAGTGGAAGCAAGATTGGCAGAGCTAGGAGTAGCTAGGAAACTAGCCATGCCTGTGCCTAGCCCTGAGATGCCTGTGCTAACAGGCAAACCCGTTGCATTTGTCAACGTCACTGCTGACGGCGTTCCCAAATTAGGCGTAGTCAGTGTAGGAGACGTTGCCAGCACATTGTTTCCGGTGCCGGTGTTTGTGACAGACACCACTTCCTTACTGGCATTCAAAGCAAGAGCTGTAGACGCTGTCAGTGCAGACAGCGTTGTCGTGCTAGAGGCTGTCAGCGTTGTAAATGTACCTGCACCAGCACTAGCACCACCAATGGTGACACCGTCAATGGTGCCTGCATTAATATCAGCAGTGTCAGCAACGAGGCTGTCAATGTTAGCTGTGCCGTCAATCCACAGGTCTTTGTACTCCAGCGTAGAGCTACCAAGATCAATGGTGTTGTCTGTCTTAGGAAGCAATGTTGTTGCGCTAGCTACAACATCCTGTGTAGGACCAATCTTAGTAATTGGCGCACCTTCAGCAGCAGTTCCATCGTGCGTATGTCCTGTAGAGGCATGAAAGGCAGCTTCAATGGCATTGTATTCATTGTCAAAGTCTGAGGCATTGATGATGTTGCCATCAGCAATGTTGTTGCTTACGTCTTGTCTAATGTAGCCAGCCATTTGTTGTGTCCTTTAACGTCTATCATGAGAGGCAAACTCTATTGTTGCCGCATCAAAAATGTATGGAGGATCATCTGTTTCACTCTCATATTGTATCGAAACAGAGAAACCGCTGCCAATAATTTGTGTATCAAACACTGTCTGCAATTGAGAACCAAAACGAGAAGTACCAAAAATAGACAATGTGCTACCATAAAAACCAACTTCACCAGTATCATTAGACACTGTCAACGTCTCTGGTTGTATACTACCTTTGGTATCAAAGTCAAGCTTTAAGTTGATGTTGGAAGTAAAGCCGCCTTTTGGTTCAATATAAGTGTACAGCTTGTAGAAGGTCTTTCTAATTCTTGGATCATTGATGGGGAAATACGGAGTAGCAAACGAAGCTTTGATGTTTGAGCCGTCAAAGGTGTTTCCGTTCTCCATCTTATAAACGTATCCAGTACCATTTACAAACACCACAAGTTCGTTTTTATCATGGTAATCACTATCAGCAGTATATACTTTAATGCCTCTTAGCTCTGCCCATCCAATACCTCCTTCTAGAAGCTGTGTACCTAACACACCTTTCGTAGAATCTTGTGTGATAGATGCGCTATATCCAAATATTCTGTATTGACTCTTTGCTCTTACAACAACAGAAGAGAATGAAGTAAATTCTGTAATGATTTGTGTAAGCTCTTTCTGTATTGTCTGTGACACAGAACCTAAGCTGAAGTCTCCAATTTTATCTGTAGCAGACAACAGACGCAAACCATCAGCAGCCAAGAACATAATGTCACCACCAATTTCTTGAATGGTGTCGCTACTGACACATCCCATCTTTTCTGTAATGGGCTGAAGTTGATAGTCAGCAGCAGTGTTTCCAACAACACGCTTTATTTGCTGTTCACAGAAGATGATGAGTTGCTCACGAAACACTTTCAAGCCGGTGATTTTTCCACCGACATTGATGATGCCTCCACCATTAGCAGCGCTGTAGTCGCTGTCAGTGAAAGGTGCAGAGAATATGACAGCGTCTCCTTTGGCAAAGAATAAGCTGTTCTTAAACCAAGCAACGTGCTCTGCTCCCAACAAATCTGCTACAGACGTCAGTTTTCTAAATGTACTGCTGTCATAGATGAATGGATAGCTAACACCATTGACACCAACAATTTTCTCTGTAGAGCCAATACGATATTTATCAAATCTTACTTTAGTGCCTGTGTCAAAAAGCGTAGATCTGAATGTCAATGCTGCATTGTCTGCAGGGCTACTATCGAGAGCGGGTGAAATGGACAGCGTAGCACCACCAGAGGTGACGGTGACAGCAGCAGTGATGATGTATGTCTTAGCAATGCCAGCAACGGTGAAGGTGTCACCAACCTGTGGCGTTGCTGTCAAGCCATCAACAGCCAGCGTAGATCCTGTCTGACCTGCACCATTCACCAGAACAGTGCCATAAGACGGTGTGTTGATACGTGTCCATCCACTACCTGTGCTCTTGTAAACGTCGCTACTACGTACAGTGACAACAGTGCCATCCCAAGCAGCAACACCTGTCATCAATGTGCTATTATTACTAAACACCACAGCAGCGCCGTCAGCAGGGCTAGACAGCAAAGCTGATGTCAACGTCAGCGTCAACGACTTCGTTGCTGCTGTATAGCTAACACCCAAAGCAGCAATAGTATAAGTGTTGGCACCAATGGTGACTGTGGAGCCTGCAGCAGGCGCTGCAGACACGTTAGCAAGCACTAACGTAGTTCCTGTCTGTCCACCACCTTGAACGACAGCAGCACCATAATAAGGCACTATAGCGCTGTCAAACTTAGTGTAGCCAAGGATACGGGCATATCCACCTTCAATGGAAGGCTCGTAGTTACGTAAGATACGAGCGCTGCCGGGGGCTTGGATGCCCTGCTGCAGCGGGGACAGGTTGCTAATTAACCCGCCCTTGAACTCAATCGGATAGGTCTGCCAAGCGTCCATTTAGGCAAGCCTCGGACCAGCAATGAAGAAAGCGCCTTGAGGGCGATATGTCGAAGTGACGTATTCGTACTCATTAATGAGAATGGTTCTCATCCTCTTCAAGCCTTCTTCAAACTTGCTTTTAGCAATTGAAGCTGCCTGTTCGTTGCTTCTAAACATATAAGCATGATATTTAGCACCATCTAGAATTACATGCTTATAACGCTCAGGAACAAAAGGAACATCTGTAGCATTTACTAAATCTGCAGGAATACGATAGTATTCATAGATGAGATCATAGTTTTCTTTAGGAGGAGGTACTAAAACATACTCGTTGCTAGGCGCGTGGCATACCATCTCCGGCACACCACGAATGGAAGTGTCAGAGGTATATTCCTGATCAACATAATGCTTAAGATAGTCGTCATAGGTGATGACACGAAGACGCACTGTATTATTACCAAAGGTATTATCTTGTTTTATGCGAAATGTATCAAAATCAATCTTTGAAGCATCCGAAGGAAAGCTATATCTATTATCACCTGCCGTTAGTGTGTCTTCTTGCTCAACGTGATTGAAAGGCCATTGTTGACCTATTTGATTAATATCACGAAGAGAATTATTTATAGCATCTTTAACATGCGAATAAAATCCTTTAGCTGTAGCAAAATTTGCATTGGTAAGCTCAACTTCATTCAAAGAACGAAGAACAGCATTAGTTAGTTCTAAATAGTTGTAAGCCATTATTGTTCTTTCACTATGAAGAAGACAACACGTTCAATACTAGATACGATGCTGTCAGTGAGCAGATATATTTCCTAAAACAAAAAGACAGAGACAGCAGCAACGCCACCGTCTCTGTCATTCTCTACGCATTACGCGAGTTGATCGCGGTCAGCCAGAGCACCGTCAGTGCCACCGTCTGTGTTGACATCCATCAGCACAGCAAACACACGAATCTTGCCACCTGTCGGGGCAGTCGTCGCGGCTTGAATCAGCACATCGATGGTGTCTTGCGTACCAAGAACGAACGGCTGAAAAGCAGCAGCGTTCTGTGCATAAGCACCAGCAGCAGCAGCGTCAAGGTCAAAACCGTCAACAAAGTTGTCAGCATCAACGCCAGTGACACCAAGGTCAAGAGCGACGTCAGAAGACTCACCAGTAGCAACGGTGACAACCTGCAGACCAGCATTTAGCACCATCGTGCCAGCAGGCACAGTGATGGCTTCAATGATGTCAGCAGCAGCAAGAGCGGAGCCCTTGGCTGTAGCAGCAGTGGCCCAATTGATCTCTTGCTCTACATAGTAGGGCTTGCGACCGGGAGTGCCTTCGCCACCAACGCCACGAGCGAGGGAGGTAACAGTAGCCATTATAGATTCCTTTCAAATTTCACAACAACGAGGGAGTGTTTAGCTCCCCCGTCATTACATCACTATGCAACGTTGTAAATAGCTGTCGTGATAGCCTCGGGGCGCAGAATTTTTCTGCCGTACAGGTGCATACCACGAACGATGTCAGCGAAGCTGTCAGGATCACGATATGTTTCGGTCTTGTTGATCTGCTCAGCAGTGGCAACAGACGACTCGTGACCGGCGACAATAACGCCATAGTCCGTAGCTTGGTTGGACGAACCAACCGTGCCGGGACCGCCACCGATCTTGGGCAGGTTGTTGGACACATACACCTTGAAACCATGCAGGTTGTTCAGGATGAGGCCATTCTGCAGACCAGAGCCACCGAAATCAGCATTCAGAAG